CCCCGCGTGGCTCGCTGTGATCGTCCCGGAGGGCTGCCCCGACTCGGTGAGCGTGAGATCCTGGTTGCTGTAGGTCCCGGGGGAGCCGCTCGTGTCGGCAGCGAACTCCACCCAGTTCCAGCCGTCGGCGACCTTCAGGGTGAGCGTGATCGCGCTCGGGTCCACGACGGTGTCGGCGAGGATGATCTGGAGACCCTGCAGGAGGTCGGCGCCGTCGTCGTAGCCGTTGCCGGAGCCGTATTCGTAGACCTCGCTGCCATTGAAGATCGCGTCCTCGATGGCCTTGTTGCCGTTGACGTAGACGTCGGCGGTCTTCTTGCCGGTGCCGCCGGTCTTCCAATCCTGGAAGGTGATCACGAGCGTGCCGAGTGGGGCCATCTTGTGGCGCGTCGGCGAGCTGTGAGGCTTGATGGTCTTGACGAGGATCTCGTAGCTGGTGCCGTAGAAGTAGAGGCCGGGCAGGGAGTAGAGGACGGTCATCTGGGCCGGGGAGTCGCCGACGTTCTCGCAGGCGATCCGCAGGCCCGTGGTGTAGAAGCCCGATTCCACGACGCCGAAGTTGAGCACATCGGTGGTGACCCCGCCGGCATCCATGTAGGCGCCAACCGAAGTCTTCCACTGCCAGCCGACGTCGCAGCTCGCGCTGAGGACCGTGCCGACCCCGGGCGGCAGGTTGCGGTTGATCGTGGCGCCGTCGGCGGTCGCGGTGACGCCGGTCATGTCGCGGTAGGGGTTCTTGGTGTTGCAGTCGATCTCGACGGTGACCGTGGAGCCGTTCTTGTTGGTCACGGTGCACGTGTAGACGTCGGCGATCGCGACGCCGGAGTCCAGCCAGCTGGGCGTGCCCACCACCGGCGTGTTGAGGATGTTGACGGTCCGGAGGCGGAGGTTGCCGACGGGTTGCCCCACCTGCGACGCGAGTCGCAGGACAAGGTCAGCGCTCATTGTGGTCTCCTAGATGCGGTAGAGAGTCAGCTCCACGCTGCACTGAGTGCGCGCGGCCAGTTGAGCCGAACCGTCGGCCAGGGTCTCCGGGTATGCCTCGGGGAAGGATTGACCGGCGCGCAGGAACGGCGTGATCTTCTGCTCCGACCTCGGCCCGAACATGCAGGTTGCCGGGGTCGCCGCTGCGTGGGTGAGCACGGTGACCGGCCCGCTGCCGGCGAGGAGCTGTTCGACGATCGCCACATCCGCCCCGGACATGACCTCCCAAGCGAGACGCAGCTTTCGGCTGTCCACGGTCTGCGGCACCTCAGTGACGATTGCCTGGCCCCCGATGGCGACGGACACGCTCCGCAGCGATCCGCCCTCCTCAAGTCGCGAGAGGATCTTGGGGGGGACGGTCACGGTGAGCTCGACCTCGCCCCGCTCGATTGCCACGAAGCTCATGGCGCGCTCCCGGTGGTCGGCGGGATCCGGCCGTTCACAATATCGTTGATGAGCTTCTGTAGGTCCGGCATGTCGAACTCGACGGGAATTCGGAGCTTGAGGTTGGCGGCGGCGGCGCCGAGTTGCTCCTGCATCGAGTCGAGGCCCTCCTTCGTCCCGTCAACGAAACCGCCTTTGATGCCGCTCTTGAACTGGGCCTCCACCCGCGCCAGTTCGGCGGCGTTCGCGGCGGATGCCTCCCGCATCGCCGCCGGAAGGGTTCCCAGGCCTCGGAGGAGATCGCCAACCCAGAGATCATTTTTGCTCTTGATCGCTTCCGCCATGTTGTCGAGCACGGGGGGCACGTCCACGCCCATCTTCTTGGCCTGCTCGATGACCTCGAGGATCTTCGGACCGGCGGCTGCGATGATCTGCTGGGCGTCGATGCCCTCCTTCTGCATGACCTGGAGATCCACCATCGTCTTCTTGAGTTGCTCCCGCACGTCGCTCTTGGTGACCACGCCGTAGAACTTATTCACCTGCTCCGTGTAGGTGGCGAGCTTCTGCTGGTTGTCGCGGATCTTGTTCCCTAGATCGATGTAGTACTGCGTGTAACCGTCGCGGACCGTCTTCGTGGCCGTGATCACCCGCCCGTGTTGCTCGACCGCTTCGATCAGCTCCGCCAGGCGCCGGGCGTTCTCCTTGGTGCGCACCGCCTGGAAATCCCATTCGGGGCCGGTCAACTTCAGGCTGGTGCGCATGTGCTCGTATTGTGCGGCTGCGCTTTGGAAGCGCTCCTCGCTACCTGCGAGAGCCTTCGCGTAGTCCTTGAGTGGGCCGGAGGCGGTGGCAAAAAGTCCGCTGGTGCCGGAGACCTTCAACATGAAGGTCCCGACCGCCGCACCAGCGGCGAGGGCCGCCACGACCAATCCGGCCACCGGACCCGCACCGAAGGCACCGACGACCGCCGAAACGGAGGTCGTTGCCGTCTTCATTGACATGAGGGCATTGGCGCCCTCGAGCACCGACCTGCTCATCACGAGTGCGGATCTGCCGATCGTCGCGTAGCTCGAGACGCTCGTGCCGGCCACACTGTCGAAGACGATCGCCATCGCGTTCAGGCGCCGTCCAACATCCCCCGCAGCGGTGCCGGCGATCGCGAGACCGCTACTTGCGGCCCTTCCATGTCGCCCGGCGTCGGTGGCGAACTTGCCGAGGGTGATCGTGCCGGCCGCGAGCTTTGCCTGGAAGTCGGAGGTATCCGCCCCGATCCGGGCGTAGATCGAGCCGATGGAACTTCCGGCGCCAGCCATCTAGTCTCCGACGGTCCACCGGCGGATATTGCCGGCGATCCCCTCAAGCATCTGGCGCGAGAGACCATCCCGCAAGAACTTCACAGCAGGTCGCATGAAGGACTGAGCGGCCATGTTCGGGCGCCGCTGTCCCTGGATGTACTTGCCTTCTTCGAGTTTCTTCTGGCGTTTGAACTCCCGCTTGCTGAGCACCAGCATGTTCGATTCGTAGCTGGCGAGGCCCGCCGCGGCGCTCTGCTGCATCCTCTTGCGGAGCGCCAACGAGGCCTCGTAGTTCGCCCGCCGGCGCTTGACCCGGGCCGATTCCCCCCCGCTGCGGCCGGTCCCTAGACCAAACTCCTGGAAGATGCCGTAGTACACGGCACGCCCGAGGCGCACCCAGTAGTAACAGAAACCGCGGCCGATCTTCATGAGGTCCGCGATGAGACCGCCCGCCAGCGCACCGGTACGCTTCGGCGCCAAAGATGCCGCCAAATCCTTCAGCACATTCGCGGCTTCCGCGACGATCGGCCGCATCACGGCGCCCTGCACGGACGTGCTCATCCCGTCCATGCGCAGCTGCATCTCCTTCGTGCCGACCATCGTCACCTTGATACCGTCCATGCGGCTAGCGCTTCCCCCGCCCGAACATGGCCACGAGGCGGCCGTAAAGATGATCCCCGGCGGCGAGCGGTGGCAAGCCTTCCCCGGCCGGCCGCTCCGAGGCGGGCGCGCAGCCGAAGCCGTACCAGGCCTGCCACTCGGAGAACTCAGGCGAGTCCATGCAAGCGCCCAGCTCCGCCGCCGTCATCCCGAGCTCACGGGCGAGGAAGAAGAGGAACCAGCGGCCGGAGTGGCGGCGGAGCCTTTTCCCAGGGCGTCCAGGTCTTCGGCCCGCAGGCCGTTGAGCCGCAGGGCAACCGCGAACGCCGGCTCCAATGCAACCGCCGGGAGCGCCTTTAGCGCTTCGAAATCGCCATCACCGAAAATGCGGGCCCCATCCTCCGCCACGAGGCAGCGAGACAGCAGCTCGGCGCGCAGAATGCCCTGGTCGCTCGCCGCCTCGACGACCCGGCGGTCGAAGACGTCGCGCTCCGCGACGGTGAGCACACGGATCCCCACGATGCCGCCGAGGGCAGGCAGATCGACGAGCTCCGGGGGGACAGCCGATGCGAGGATCTGATCGCGAGTTAACCGGTTCATGCCGCCTCCTGCCAGGTGTCCTCGTTGATGGCGAGCGTGGTCTTGACCGTGATCAACTTGTCGAAGGGGACGTCGATGGGGAAGCCGCTCACGCGGGCCGTGAACGTGAAGATCTTCGTGCCCGTCGAGGTCGGGATCGTCAGCTTGAAGTTGTCGTCGCTGCCCGCGATGCAGGCGTCATAAAGCGCCTGGTGTACGGCATCGGAACCATTGTAGAAGAACTCGATGCCGACCGTCCCGCTCCGCTTCTCGCTGTAGCCGTCCTTCTTCTCGCGCACGGTCGTTGGGCTGGATCCGGAGGTCGAGTCCAATTTCTCAGGGTCGCCGGCACCCGGAGGATCCGGCGTGAGCTTGGTGACGCCCTTCAACTCGGTGAACACTTCCGGGGTTTCCCCGTCCCCGTGCTCGATCTTCATTCCCCTCGCGAATACCGCCGTGTCGTTCGACATATCAAGCCTCCCTGTGCTGTATGCTCAACTGCACTACTCTGCCGTAGAGCTTGAGGGTTTCCTCATATAGATCCTGGCCTTCCTCGGCAGTAGCCCAGCCGATCGAGACATCGCCAAGAGGCCCCCTGGTCCCATCGAGCGCCTTCCGCAAGACGCGCGCCAAACTTGTCGCCTCCGCGTAGCTCTTCGCCCAACACGTCAAAGCGTAGGTTGACTCGACGGATGATGTTGGACCGTCCGCCGCACGTTCCCGGGGCCCGGCCATGCGCTGATGGACGATCACGGGATAGGGCGGTTCCTGTGGTATAACCACGGCATAGAATCGGGTCCCGATGATCGCCGCGATATCGACCTCCGCGGTGACAAAGGCGAACAACCCTTCCTCGATCGTCACGCCGCCGCCTCCGGGATCTCCCGACACATCAATTGCAGCTCGCGATGGCGTTCCTCGGGGTCCACGATCGAGAGGATCTCGAGCGTCCTGTCATCGTGGATCACGCGCATGGTGGTGTCCAGCCCGGCTCGGTAACGGATGCGCACCCGGATCTGACTCTCCGCGGCCACCTGCTGCGCCTGCCAGAACTCCCGACCCGAAAGGGGCTCGACCGCGGCATATACGGTGACCACGTCGCTCCATGTCTCGATCACTTCACCAGCGCTACCCTGGGTGATGGTGAGCTGCTGGATGGTGACCCGGTGGCGGAGGCTGCCGGCCTTCATGGGCGGGATCGCATCACGGACGCTACGGCAGGCGGATGACGGCGAACTTGACGGTGGCGGCGGAGCCCGCGAACCAGAGCTTGCCGTCGGTTTGCCGGAAAGCATCACTTCGGAACGGGCCGAAGAACGCTATCTTGCCGGCATCCAGGTTGTAGTCCGCGATGGTCGCGGTCCGCCCGAAGGCGTCCGTGGCACCGCTGATCGTGACCGTCCCGGGATCGGTCTCGTGGGTGTTCCAGATCAGGAGAATCTCGTTCCCGGTGCAGACGGCCGAGTTGAACCAGGTGAGCTCCGCCGGGGTCCAGACGAGTATCCGTGCGCCCGACACGTTGGTGATCGGCGCGAGCGTCTGGATCCCGAAAGCCACGGGCGTGACGACGGCGCGGCCGTACGCCCCGCCGGGGGTCGGCGTCCCGGTCGCCGTGGGCGTCGGAGTCCGCGTGGGAGTCAAGGTCGGCGTCGGCGTGACGGTCGGTGTGGGCGTCTGGGCCCACGCGCCGCAGGGCCACAACACAGCAGCCAGGAGCAGCACCGCGAGCCACTGGATCCTCTTCATCGCAATCTCCTTCATGGTTTCCTCACAGCACGCGCGGAACGCGTGCCCCACTACTGGTCGAAGTTCACCTGCGGCCGGAGCGATCCGAGCAGGGAGTCCAGCACCGAGAAATCGTCCGGCGAGCCACCCTCGCGGTTCTCGTACCACTGGCCGATCAGCAGGAGCATGGCCTGAGAGACCGAGAGCGGCGCGACTGCGGTGGTAGGCGGATCGGTCACCTTGAACCCCGCCTTGTACTTGATGCGCACCGGCGACGGAACGCCGGCCTTGACCGACGGCCAGGAGCCGTCGGCGGGCGGGTAGAGGCGGGCGGGCCAGGAATCGGCGTCCACCTGGTAGCCGGTGCCCACCACCAGCTCGAGCTCGGTGCCGAGATCGCCGGTGTACTTGACCTCGGTGATCGAGATCAGGGGCGGGCGCGGCAGGTAGATCCGCCCGGCGTTGGCGGTCGGAAACTCATCCAGCGTCAGCTTCCAGCTCTGCTCGGTGAGAGCGATCCCGTAGCGGCTCTCGAGCGCGGACTGGGCATTCTTGATGAGCGAGCTGAGATAGGCGTTCTCCGCCGATTCGGTGCTCCGGACGTGCGCCTGGACGTCAGGCAGGGTCACGGCCCAGGCGGTCGGCGCGGCGAGCTGGAGAAGGTTCACGGCCCCTACCAGCCGGTGACCCAGGCGCTGACGGTCCCGCCCACCACGGTGGTGGTGATGCTGGCGCGAATCGCACCAGGCGAGCCCACGAGCAGGACCCAGTCCGGCACGGCGTTCTGGTGCGTGAGCGTGGCCACGGTCTTCCACGTGCCACTGGCGTCGATCGCGACCTGCACCTCGACCACGCCCGCCGTGCAGTTGCCGTTCCAGATCACCCAGACGTTGGTGTAGGCAAGCCGGTGGTGGAGGTCAACGATGTTCCCGGTGCCCGTGGTGGCGGTGGTCTGGAGCACGATCGGGTCGGTGACGGGGCGGATGCGCGGGAAGACGATGGTGTCGGCGGACGCCAACAGAACAAACCCAA